GTTTGCAATATCTCCGTTAACTATGGTTGCATCAGCAATCTGTGTCGATGTAATACTGCCACTCCTCTCTAGATACGCTTTTGTTACTGCATCCTGGGCATTTACTGGATCAGAAACATTAGACAATCTTTGACTACTTAATGTTGGAACACCTGTGCTTGTATCAATAGATATACCTTGCTTAAGTGCGTCATCTAACTCCTGAGCTATAAATAAACTTTGCTTTTCTGCGGTATCTAAATCAGTAGCTGTAAGAGTTGAGCCATCTTCAAAATCAACTAATGGTGTAGCTAAAGACGATACTCTTCTTATTTCTACCCTGGTATTGTTTGACGCTAGTGCTGTATTTAAAGATATTTTCTTAGGAGTAGTATTGGTTATTACTTGAAACTCGGTACTTCCTGTACCCTGGGCTTTTTCTACAAAGTTAACAAATACTTTTATGTGTTCTTCTTTTATATAAGGAAAGGTAAAAGTAAATTCCTGATCTCCAGCAGAGTTGCTAGTTATAATTCTTTGTGCGTAAGCCATTAGTTAAGTTGATCTAAGAATTGCCTGTTTTCAATACGACTTTGCTTTTCTCGTATCTTATTTAGATTATCCCTTATAAAGTTCTTGTCTACAATCTTTTGATCTCTTTCGTCTAATAACTTTTTAATATCAGGTCTTTCTTCTAAGTATTGCTTCATTGCAGTTTCTCTAAAATATTTAACTTTTTCTTTAATCATCGTCATTCTTCCAGACTCGATTTCGCTACTTACATCATAAGGTAAACCAGCATAAGTTGAATCTATTGTCACTAAATCTGTTAACTCTTCCCATAAAGTATTACCAGCTGAGTTTTTTACCTCTTGAGTACCTATAACTATTAATCTATTTAATTCGTCTTTATTCAAAACTTCTCCTGGAATATTAAATATGTTGTTATGCCAAGGCATATAGTTAGCACCTTTACCGTAAAGTTTACTTAACTCTACGTCTACAGGATGTGCAGATTTAGTGCGACTAGGAAAAGCAGAAGCAGGAGTAACTAAATTATATAAATATCTCATCCAAGGCATATCTTCTGGTATTGCATTTGTACCAGCATAATGCCTTTCGTTTATTGGTTCTCCAGAAAAATTATGAAGCACAGGAGGTATAGCTTCGTTAAAACCAGGTACTTGTTGTACTAATCTTGAAAAAGTGTTATCGACAATGCTAAATGGGTATGGTAATTCACTAGCAACAATGTCTCTCCTCATACCCCCTGTATTCATTTTTCTGACAAACGCTGGCATAAATCCTGACAATCTTCTTTCTATATACCTACTAAATGAATCAGTTGTACCTTTTTTAGATTTTCTTTGAGAGTCCTGGTCAAAACCAGCTACAACGTCAAACAACTCTGTAATACTAGATAGTATAGATTTTGTAAATTGACCAGCACCTAGCGATCTTGCTACATGAGCTATAGCTAATACTTGTGTTGATAAAGCTTCTTCTTTCTGTTCTTCTGTAACGCTATTACCAAACTCTACATACTCACCTATTGATCCAAAGATATTAGATAATGTATCCAATGTTTGTAGTGAATAATAGTCTGACCATTCTTCTCCATCAGAAAATGGATTTTTAAATCTAATACTCATTGGTTCTCTACCTCTTTCTGTACCTTCAGCACCTACTTCTCTACGTCTGTAATTAGGCGACCTAAATCCAGTAAACTCTACTAAACCTGTGTTGTATAAAGCAATTCCTGACATAAGAGTAGTAATACCAAATGATATTTCTCCTATAGCTCTATCCCTAGCAAATACATCTTCTGATGTTAGATCCCTCCAAAACGTATCTACTAATGGCGCAGTAATACCTAATGACCTTGCGCTTGCTTTTACAATGTTTACTGGCCCTCTAGGTAAAGGATAAATAAGACCAAAGGCAGGGTTATTTTCTACAAGATTACCCATAGCTTTAGGTATGCCACCTAAAAATTGTGCTGCTCCTGCGACTTTATTTTCTTTAAAAATATTAGAGTCGTTATCGACATACGATTTTGCGTGGTTATGAACTTCAGCAGGATCAGTTATGCCACTTTCTCTTGCTTCTCTAACTCCATATTCGTAAGTACGAGGTGCTGGAACAACATCTAAAGAGTCAGTAAAGTTAACCCAATCCATAACGTATTTTCCATTTTGACCTGTAAGTGCTGCGTTTTGTATTGTCTTTCCGTTAGATAAAGTAACGTCAACCATCTCAGCTTTTACTAATTCAGTTGCTTTATTGCTTGCGTACTCCCAAGCTTCGTCAGATCCAGGGCGCATACCTAATACTGTCTCTGCTTTGTATAGTTCCTGGTCTACATATCTAACCCATTCTTGACTTGGCCCAACCAATGAACTCATAAGAGTATCAACAGATCCAGCTAATCTACCTGTAGTTTTAGGAACAACAGATGCAACTCTTACAAGTGTGTTAGCAATCCAGTTTTTATTATTTGGATCTGTGTACCATATATCATTCTTTTTGTTTATTTCTAAATTAGAACTACCTAAATTCATTTGTTCTACAGGGTTATATTTGCTTTCTCCTCTTAGTTGCATTTGATCCACACCTAAGTTTCCAAATGTTTCGTTTTCTAAAATAGTTGCTTTCATTAGGCGTAAAGCATTACCTAGGTTTTGGTAGTATTTTCCATAAAGCATTGCGCTTAACCTTGCCCTTCTATAGCTCTTATACGCTGCTCCTTTGTTTCCTTTGAGTGATTGGGCAAAACCTTGAGTAAAGCCTCCCATGCTTTGTATTACAGGCAATGTAGCTGCTCTGTATAAACCACCTATCATCATCTTCCAGGTAGTTTCACCTGATAATAGAATTGCACCTCGATAGTAGTTAAGAAGTCTTTTACTTGTAAGTGACTTGTCTGGTGTCTGTTCTATAAGATCAGTAAAATGCTTATTAAAACCTTTGTTTTGTTGTGCATAATTTGTAATAGCAACCATTACATCGCCAGCTTGTTCTGCTTCTGGAGTTAATTTTCCGTTATCAATAGCCTCCAATAAATCTGGATCTAACTTTTCATTTAATACATCATTAGATTTACTAATAGCTTGCTCTAATAATGTTCTCTTAGGTGCATCAGGAGTAGCTGTTGGAGGTACGCTTGCATCAGAACCTACTATTCTGTTTGCAGAATTGTTGTCAAAGATAGCTATTTCATCTGCTGGTGCATTAGGGCGACCTGTATCTCTAGGCTCGTATCTTATTCCTGCATAACCTCTTTCTGCTAAAAATGCTTTTACACCTTCTATTTGTTCTGGTGTTAGTTCCAATCCATTTTTTGTTTTCTTAGGTTGTCCTAAACCTAAATCAGTTATAAGATCAGTTACTCTTTTATTCATTGCAGATAAATCCAATATTTTTATGTCGTTTATTAAATCGCCATATACTTCTGCATTGTCAAACCCATCTTGCAATTTAATGCTGCCTTCATCAGTAGTAAAGTAAACAGCTTGACCCATAGATCCTGTCTCTTGCGTTGTATCAAAACCATCTGCAAGTGCTTTTTCTCCGCTTTCTTTAGATGTACCTTTTCTAAGTGTTACTTCACTAGGTAAATCAGCTAAGTCTATGTCATCTCTAAACATAGTTTTACCAAGATTTAAAACCTGGGCTGACTTTCTTAGTGGACTCATATAAGCAATATCTAGTTTTATTTGATCTCCTAGCATTGCTTTTAATCCTTGCAATTCAGTTGCTTTCTCTGTTCCAGCTGCGCTCATGTAAGCCTGGGCTTGTACTCCTAACTTTTTAAGAACTCTATCTCTTTGTATTTGTAATGCTCTTATAGCTATTAAATCTTCTTGTGATTTAAGATCACCTTTTAATGCACGTTCTACTAATGGTATTAATGTCTCTGCATCTCCTCCGTGTTCTTTTAAAAAGTTTATAGCACCTCTGAAAACAACAGCCTGGCTAAGAGTAGGTATGCCTGTAGCTTCTGCTCTATCAAAAAGATGCTGGTAAAGTACATCATTAATAGTTTTATTTGCTGCAAGCGTTGCTTCAGTAGGAGATTCTACATATTGTGTTTTACCACTACGACTAATTAATCTTCTTGCATCGTTAGCTAGTGCATCCTCGATAGACATATCTCCGTTGTTTATTGCCTCTAAGTTGTCGTCAAATGCTTTTGTAAATGAGTCTGGGTCTGGAGGATCTATAGCTAATTGTGTAGCTGGTGCAGATATACTGTCTCCTAAAGCTTGCTCTGCTGTTTCTCCACGCATTGATCTTTCAAATACGTCATCCCAGGTTTGATAACCTCTACCTTTTAAGAAGTTGCCAGTACGTTCAATAATCTGTGCAATTTTTCTAAAAGGTTCTGACCAGGTTGCTTTTGGATAATCTGTATTACGCATATACCAATCACTAAACGCTATAGCTTCTATCTCTTGCCTACCTAGTGTGCCATCGAGGATGCTTTCTCTAAACTCTGGCATAGTTTTAGCAGCTAACTCTCTTATTTCTTTCTCTCCTGCAATAAGAGCTTCTTTATCTGCTTTGCTAAGTAATCTTTTTTGTATCCTGTGGAATGATTCGTGGAAAGCAGTTCTTAGTAAACTACTAAATCCTCTATAACCACCCTTACTAAACATAGAAATCATTATCAAATCATCTGCTGGATTCTTACCAGAAATAAATTCTCCAGCTGCGCTATAACTATCTCCTTCTGTTAGTCCATAATCTGCTGCTTGTTTAGCTGTAAGCGTGCCTTCCAACTCTTTCACAAACTGTATATTTACACCTTTTCCAGCCATTCTTTCTATCTCTTCTACTAACTCAAACTTTTCTCTGTAATTTAATAAAGTAGCTCCTGAGTAATCGTTACCTAAAGTTCCGTAAGATCTTTTGTGTATTGGATTTATTCCATTAAGAGGATCTAAACTAAGTTGCCCAGGCTTTAATCCTAAGAAATAATAATTACCTTTACCTGTAAAACGATATGT